TCATTTAGGTTTTAAAACTGATAACCCTGCTAATATTGATTTCAATGCAATTTGCATTAATAGGATACCAGGCGATCCTAGAAGTATAACTGGTGGTAATGTTCGTGGTTTATATTGGACAATGCCTGATACCACTAATGTTGAAGAACAACGATTACCTTTTATAGAAGAAAGTAAATATACAGAAATCTGTCCTGAGTTTAAAGGGTCTTATGTAGAAGATGTTTACAATCTTATATCTAAACATTTTAAAATAGGTCGTATTCGTTTCTTAATGAAACCAAGTCGTACTTGTTTAAGTTGGCATAGAGATCCAGAAAAAAGAATACACATTCCTATTATAACTAACAAAGGCAATCTTATGGTAATAGAAGATACTGCTTTTCATATGCCATCAGACGGCGCTGCTTATATAACTGACAATACAAAATATCATAACTTCTTTAATGGTAGTGAAGTTGATAGAGTGCATTTAGTGGCAACCTTATTAGAATGAAATTAACATTTAAAGAAAGATGGAAGAAGGCTTGTAATACAGATAACATTATAGATTTTTCTGTTGATGTTGGACTTATTGCCTTTGATGTTCTAGCAAGTCCTATATTAATAGTTGTTAGAGTCTTTCGTTGGGTAATGAATAAATGGGTAAACGGTTATATTAAAAGATTTTTAAAATGGTTTGTCCATAAAATATTACGAATTAAATAGAGGATATATATTAGTATGAAGTTAAGTGAAATAGAAGATGGTAAAATGAAATCTGATAGGCAAATGAAAGAGATCATTGCTGATCGTAAAACAGAGTCTTGTGTTAGATATTATGATAGGATTGTTTCTAAAGAATGGTGCGATCAAACTATTAATATGTTTGAACAAGAAGATCCAAGTCATCACTATGGATTTAATGAGGGAGATAATCCAAGAAAAAGTTTTACTGAATTAGATATAGAAGGCAAAGATAAATGGTTAGATGTTAAAGAAACTTTTATTAGAGTTTGTCATCAAAACTTTCAACACTTTACGAAAGATGTAGGTATAGAGAAACATCATTTGCCACCTATAATAGATTTAGAAAACATACGAATTAAAAAGTATGTTGCAAATGGTAAAGATGTTTTCAAAGATCACGTTGATGTTATAAGAAGTACAGGACCATCATCAAAAAGATTTCTAGTTTTTATATTATATCTTTCAGATGTAGAAGAAGGTGGTGAAACAAGTATACCTAGATATAATATTAAATGTAAACCAAAGGCAGGAAGACTACTAATGTTTCCACCTTTCTGGACACACCCTCATCAAGGTGAAAAAGTAATTAAAGGAACAAAGTATCAGATAATGACATACTTACATATGGGAGATATAAATGATAACAATCCTAGATAACGCATATAAAAGATTAAACGAATTAAAAAAGAAACATAACAAGAAGTTTGTTAGACTTTCTGTTAAAGGTGGTGGCTGTGCTGGTTTTAATTATGATTGGTCATTTACAGATGAAGAACAAAGGGAAGATATTGTTATTGATGATATGTTAGTTGTAGATAGAATTAACGAATTGTATTTAACAGGTATGGAATTAGATTACACTTATGACGATTTTGAATCTGCCTTTGTTTTTAACAATCCCAAAGCAACTTCATCTTGTGGTTGTGGTACATCTTTTAGTGTATAAATAGTTATAATCGTTTATCCTGAAACGGACGGAAGTAAACCATTTAAGGTTGAAGAAACGCTCTTTATTAAAGGAGTATGTATGGACTTAATAAAAGACCTACGAGCTTTAAGAAAAGAGAAAAGTAAATTAGACTCTGCTAAAGCTCAATTAAGAAAACGAAGTAAAGATAGTATTGCTAGACCCAAAGCAAAGAACAATCTTTTTTCAAAAGATCCTCGTATGCAGGGCATATAAAAGAAAACCCACTAGAGGTTTCCAGCCTCTAGTGGGAAAAAACAACCCATTTAAGGGTAACTCTAAATTTTGTTAGACACCTACGCCGTTATGTCTGAAATCAACAATTGGCATAAAGTCATAAGCATATTCATTATCAGGTAATGTACCAGACATTTGAACATAACAATCATTAACTTTTCTGTTGTCAAAGAAAGTCTGTAAAGTCTTCTTCAAGTTTGTTGCCATTTGTTCGTGTATTGAAACATTGAATTTTGCAAACAATGTACCACACATAATAGTACAATCAGTAGCACTTTCAGCCAATGCAAGTTTCATTATGTCTTTTCTCAATTGAATAGACTTAACAGTTTCATCAGCCATAATTTGACCTTGTTCTTCTTGTACTCTTAACTCGTTATATTTTTCTGGTGTCATTATTTTGTCTCCTTATATAATTCTTGTGAGTATAATGCTAATATAAACATAGTTATTCCTAACCCTGCTAATACAAAACAAGCACCCCAATTATCGTTCATTGGTATTCCGTTGTAACCACCGTCAATTGCACCTACAGCACCTACTAAACATAGGGTACCTGATACTGATAATGCGATAGTTAAATATTCTATTAGTTTTTTCATAGTGTTTTTTCCTTATTGGTTTATTTTTTTGAAGTTATAATCATAAATAATCTTATTGATAGCATTTTTCATATTAATATCAATTGAATTTAAAAGTTCGTTATCAACTTCAACGATCTCTTTGATGTTTTTCTTCATTTTTTTGATTTGACTATAAGCAACATTTCTTACTATTGTCAAATTATTTGTTTTTGTGTTTTTGTTTATCATATACATACTATAATATAGGAAAAAGACCCTAAAGTCAAGTAAATAATCCCAAAATATGAAAATAATTACACTTTTTTTACTATGTTCTCTTTTTGTTCTCGTAAATTGTACAAAAACTGTTGAAAATTGCAAATATTCGCCTGATTTTGATATTTCTACTGAATCAATGAGCGAATCACTTGACGGAATTGTACAAATTGAAAAAATGCAACTAAAATCTCGTTGTAAATTCTAATATAAATAGTATTATGGTAAAATCACAAAAATTTTGTCTAAATTGCGGACACGAATCGCATTGTGGCAAAAAATGTTTACAAGATTATGGAGAACCACAAAAAACTGTTTGTTGTACACATTGTCGTTGCGAAAATGATGATAATTCTTGGGAAGATACTGTAAAATACGATAATATTTAATAATGGAGATATAAAATGGCAAAAATGAGAATATTTAAGTTTTGGAATGAACAAGGTGACGAAAAAGAAGTTGAAAAAATGAGTTTGAAGAAGGCAGTTATGTCAGTTCAAGGTGATTTTAAAAACGAGTTTATTGGAGTTGAGTTTATCACTAAAAAAGGTGAAAAAATTGAAACAACAGTAAAAATACCTATGGGAAGAAAAGTTAGACAATCAATAATAACAGAAAAACGAAGAACAGCCGCAAAAGAGAAATTACAAGCAAGTAGAAGAAGTGCATAATGCCAAAAGTTAGTAGAAAAGGGGATAGTTTAAGTACAGGACACGCTTGTACTGGTACAACAACATTAAACACACCAGGACAATCAACTGTTTTTGCAAATAGTATATTAATTGCAAGGGTTACTGATCCAACTGTATCACACCCTTTTCCACCATTACCACCTTGTGCGCCTCACGTGGCAAAAGTTAATGCAGGTTCTTCAACTGTAAGAGTATGTGGTCTATCTATTGCAAGAGTAGGTGATAGTGCAGACGCTGGTGCAATGACTAAAGGTTCTTCTAATGTTTTCTCGGGTTAGCGTATAAATATAAGAGATATGTCAAACTACGATGCTAGCACAACCAATAACTCTAAAAGAGCAAGTAGAATCTATAAAGATTTAGATTTAGACTTTGGTCGTAATAGAGTAACTAATGATGTTAATAGACTAACAGATATAGAGGCAGTTAAAAGAAGTGTTAGAAATTTAATTAACACAAATCATTATGAGAGACCTTTTCATCCTGAAATAGGAAGTGATGTAAGAGCAATGTTGTTTGAACCAATGACACCTTTAACTGCTCTTAACTTACAAAGAAAAGTTGCTGAAGTGTTAAACAATTTTGAACCAAGAATTAATTTACAACAAGTTTTAGCAAATCCTGATTTAGATAGAAACAGTTACACATTAAAAATTATGTTTTATGTTGTTGGTTCAAATTCACCAGTAGAAGTAGAAACATTTTTAGAAAGATTAAGATAATATGGCAAGTAATAAATTTATAGTATCAGATTTAGATTTTGACACGATCAAATTAAATTTAAAAGCATTTTTACAAGATCAACCAGAGTTTTCAGATTACAATTTTGAAGGTTCAGGTTTCGCTGTCTTGTTAGACACATTAGCATACAATACACACTATCTAGGTTTCAATGCTAATATGGTTGCAAATGAAATGTACCTTGACTCTGCTGATGTTAGAAAAAATGTAGTGTCATTA